ATTAAACATGCCCGAGCTTACTCCACGATTGGTTTTGCAACTCTGGGGCACTGAAGTTTGTCGTCGTAGCTTTCATGATGACATTTGGATTGCTTCATTGGAGTCGCGCCTGCGTAATAGCAAAGACAGTATTGTTATTAGCGATTGCAGATTCCCCAATGAAATCAAAGCTATTAAAGAAGCAGGCGGACAAGTAGTTTGGGTGCAAAGGGGCGAGCTGCCTAGCTGGCATATTATAGCAGGCAACGCCAACAACGGTGATGCCTTTGCCGCAGAAAAACTAAAGAGCCTAGGTATCCATGCCAGCGAAACAGCCTGGGTAGGGACTGATTTTGACTATATAGTAGACAATAATGGCACAGTTGATGAGTTATACGATCGTATAGCAAAGATTGTCCAGTGAATTGTAAAATAGCATTTTCCGGTAAATAGGACCAGATTTAGCACTTTGCGCTAAATATCTTCGTAAAGGGTATGATCCCTTAGATTACGGAGATATATAAAATGGCTCAATTAAGTTCCCCAGGTGTAAGCGTTTCGATTATTGACGAAAGCGCCTACGCATCTGCAGGCACTGGTACAGTTCCAGTTATTGTTTTAGCAACACGTTCTAATAAAACATCACCAGATGGTTCGGTTGCACAATACACTACTGCACCTTTTGCTAAAAAACCACTTATTGTTACAAGCCAACGCGAGTTGGTACAATTATACGGTGAACCAAAATTCACCATCGTTGATGGTACACCTGTACACGGTCACGAATTAAACGAATACGGCTTGCTGGCCGCTTATTACTACCTGGGTATTGCTAACCGTGCTGTTCTAGTACGCGCAGACTTGAACATGGAAGAATTAGAGCCACAGGCATCTGCCCCAACTGGTCCGGCAACAAATGGCCAATATTGGTTGGACACAGGTGCAAGCTCATGGGGCTTGTTTGAAGGCAACGGTTCTACTTGGGTAGCAGTATCAGTTCTAGTAACAGATGGCAAACCAGGTGCAGGTGTTGGCGTACCAGGCGATTATGCATTAGATGCAACCGGCACTGTCAAAACATTCTACAAAAAAGTAGGCAACACATGGGTTGAAGTTACAGCTGGCAATTTAAGCGCACCGGTAACAGTTAGCCCGCACTATCAAGTTCCAACAGCCAGCAATGGCGCAGTATGGTTCAAGACTACAAGTCCAAATTCTGGTTTGTCTTTAAAAGTTAAAAAATACAATGCTTCCACACAAAGCTGGACAGCACAAACAATCGGCGCAGGTAACCCAGACCAATTAGTTGGTTATGTTGATAATGCTACTGCAAATGAGCAGTTTGGTTCAAAGTTAGCAGTAGACAGCATTTATGTTCAGTTTGCAACAGCCAATGAAGCAAAGTTTGAAATCAAGCGCTATAATGGCGCAGCCTGGGCATCACCGGCAATTAGTTCTGGAGCTACTGCTCCAACTGGTGCATTGCCAGACGGCCAGTTATGGTATGATGCAGGTACAATGGTTGACGTTTATGTTAAGACAACCGTAAACGGCGAACCAACATGGAAGCCAGCTGCTCAAATCGATGTAAACACAGAAGAGCCAGCAAATCCAAGTTTTGGTGACGTATGGGTTGATACAAATGACATGGCCAACTATCCAATGCTTAAAGTATGGGACGGCAGCGTCTGGGTCGGTAAAGACAACGCAGACCAAACAACAGAACACGGGGTATTGTTTGCGGACTTGACAGCAACAGCCGGTGACACAACTGGCGTAGCCGGTGGCGCTAATCCAATGGACGATCAAACTCCAAACCCAGCTTACTTCCCAGATGGTATGTTGCTATGGAACAGTGCAGTAAGCTCAGGTAACGTAAAAGCATGGAATGTCACAGAAGGTTTCTGGCAGACAGAATCTGGCAACGTTGACAGCGGTCCTAAAGCAGGTGCTCCTTACATGTTCGACAAAGCTCAACGCCGTGTTGTTGTAAAGCGTTTGCAAGCTGCATTGGCAGGCAATGATGAACTACGTGCAGAAACGTTGACTTTCAACGTTATTGCTACACCGGGTTATGTTGAATGCATTGACGAAATGGTCACATTGAACTTGGATCGCAAAGAAACAGCATTTGTTATTGCTGATACACCATTGAAGTTAAGCAACAAGATTACTGATGTTGTTAACTGGAGTCTAGGCAAAGCAGCTGGTACAAACGGCGCAGACGGTTTAGTAACACGCAGCGGCAGCGCCGCAATTTACTATCCAAGTGGATTGTCAACTGACTTGAGCGGCAATGATGTTGCAGTTCCTGCAAGTCATTCAGTTCTACGTGGCATTGCATACAACGACCAAATCGCTTATCCATGGTTTGCTCCAGCTGGTTTAACACGTGGTGCGTTAAGTGGTATCAGCAACCTAGGTGTTGTCAACGCTGAAAACGAATTCGTTCCAGTTGCATTGAATCAAGGTTCACGTGACGCATTGTACGAAAAGAATGTTAACCCATTGGTCAACTTCCCAGGTCAAGGTTTATACATTTGGGGTCAAAAGACATTGTACCCACAAAGCTCTGCATTAGACCGCGTAAACGTTGGTCGTTTGTTGGCTTACTTGCGCGAACGTTTTGATGTTATTGCTCGTCCATTCATCTTTGAACCAAACGATCAACGTACACGTAACCGCATCTTGGGTGTGTTCAACGCATTCTTGGCTGACATGTACTCTAAGCGTGCTGTATATGACTTCTTGGTAGTTTGTGATGAAACAAACAACACTCCTGCTCGAATTGATAGAAACGAGTTGTATATTGACATTGCTATCGAGCCAGTCAAAGCAGCCGAATTTATCTACATCCCAGTTCGTGTTGTAAACACTGGCGCGATTGCCAATGGTACACGCTAAATAACGCTAACAGGAGACACATAAAATGGCAGTCAATTTAGACAAATTTAACGTAGACGGAGGCACTTCGGGCGTATTAGTACAGCCTAAGTTGTCATATCGTTTCCGTGTGTTCTTAAACGAATTCGGCTCGGGTGAAAACTTAGAACTAACAAGTCAAGTTGTTAGCGTTAGCCGTCCAAGTTTAACACATGACGACGTAGTAATCGACGTTTACAATTCACGTATCAACTTAGCTGGTAAGCACACATGGGATGCTATCACTCTAACAGTACGCGATGACGTAACAGGCTTGGTAGCGAGAGCTATTGCAGCACAAATGCAAAAGCAAGTAGACCATGCTAACCAAAGCTATAAGTTTGGTATGTCAATCCAAAACTTAGACGGTTCACAACCAGCTAATATTTTAGATTCATGGCAATTGGGTGGTTGCTACATCCAAAACGTAAACTATGGCGAAAACAACTATGCATCAAGTGATCCGCTACAGATCACTATTGCTATCAAGTATGACAACGCTAACCACAACATTCTTGGCAGCGATGCGTTAGATGGTGGCGCTGGTGATAACAACATTGATGTTACATCCGCAGGCGTAGCACCAGAGTAATAGTGTACGTTAACCAAAGGTGATAAGTAAGTGTAAGCAGAAATGCTTGCCCTTACAAGGAGAAAGAAAAGGGCGAGAAATCGCCCTTTTCTCATTGAACACATGGCTTATACAAACTTAGCAACAAAACTTTTATTAAATGATATGCAGGTCAATGCTGGCCCGCTTGGTAACGGCTTTCCATACTTAAAATTTGCATGGGAGGTTGAGTTAGCAGTTGGAAGTGGGGGCGAGTCCACTGGATTATTTTCTACGGGTCCACTGGTAGCTAAGTCATGTGAACTACCGCGTTTCTCAATTGAAACTCAAGTTGTTAACGTTTACAATCATAAAACCATAGTTCAAACAAAAATGAATTATGAACCAATCACAATGACTTTCTATGATCAAACCAATGATGTTGCGGAAAGTTTAATCTGGGATTTTGTTAAAGGGCAATTTGATCCAGGTGATGCAAGTAAAGCAAATAGCATCACGCCATTGGTTGTAACGATCAAGATGAAAAATCTAAGTGGCGAAGGCGACGACAAGGTTTATACATTACTAAACGCATACATCACAGATGCACAGCATGATACATTAGACTACTCAACCAGCGATCCTGTATTGTGGACTATTACATTGCGATACGAAGAATTACAAACAAATGACTTTAAAGGCAAAACTCCTGGTGACGGCGGCGCAGGTATAAAAGCATTGCCAAAGCCACCAAGTCGCCCATCAGTCGTTAATGTACCAATTACTAAGCCACCTAAGGCTGATGCTAAGATCGAAGAAGTATCGATGTGGACAGATCCAATGGGCACAACAGATGGCGCAGCAATTATGGCAGCAGCCGGGACAGCATCACGAACACAATCAGCACCAAAAGCAACTGCACCGTGGCCAATGGACAAAACATCTAACGATGTAACATACGATGCAATGGGTAACGTTACAAGTTTTAGTTCTGGTAATCCAAGTTCTGCTTCTACTGGGACTCCAGTTACAAAGGTACAAAGCCCAGCAACTACTCAACAAGCCGCTGCGGCACGTGCAGCTTATGCACAAACTGATCCAAGGCGTATAGACGGGGAAGGCTATAACCCTTCCTACAAAGAAGCGTATGCAAGTGAGTATGCAAAAGAAATGTCAAAGTATGATACTTCCTGGAAAAGCCAATCTGGTAAAGCAAGTATTGAACAACGTGCAGCTCAAGCAGCATCAATGCGTGCCTTAACATCAGCACCTAAGTATTCATCTCAAGTTCGTACACAAAACGCAGATGGCTCGTTTACAGATAGACAAATGCCACGTAGCGTAAACAACAATGCAAGTGCTTCGGCATCGCAATCCAACAGAGAACAACAGTATGTTAACAACTCTAAGAAGCCATTGGATTATTAATCATGTCATATAAAGTAATACCACAAGTTGAATTTGACCGCGCTGTGCAGCAAGTGCTAAGTGTAGGACTTGGCCGTACACCAGCAGAAAACATTGTTATGGCATTGTGGAAAGCCAGTCAAGACCTTGGTTTAAATTTTAAAGCATTGATAGAAAAGTCAGTTGCAAATAAACAATTAAATGTTGATCAAGCTGTACTTGATCACATTAATAAGAACTTGCCTGAAACGATTCGTTATAATAAGAAAACAGCAGTAGCAGTTTCTCCGATAGCAGCACGCGAACTATAATGGCAAACAACTACCAGCAAGGTCATTACACTATTCTCAATCCAGAGAAGTATGTGGGCAAAGGCACACCAAAATATCGCAGTGGTTGGGAATTGACATTTATGCGTTTCTGTGACAATCATCCGAGTGTAGTGTCGTGGGCAAGTGAATGCGTTCGCATACCTTATAAAAACCCTTTTACAGGCAAAGATACTTACTATGTACCTGACTTTTTGGTAACGTACCAAACAGCAAACGGCACCAAAGCAGAACTCATAGAGATCAAACCCAAATCGCAAGCTGTCATGGAGCATGCTCGTAGTCAGCAAGAAAAGATGGCAGTAGCACTTAATATGTGCAAGTGGCAAGCTGCTCAAATATGGTGCAAACGCATGGGTGCAACATTTCGTATTCTCACAGAATCTGATTTGTTCAACAATGTTAACCCCACAAGAAATCGGCGAAAGTAGACTGCTGTTGGATAAATAAAGGTGTAGTTCACGATACGGCAAATATCCAACTACTCTAACGCTTTAAAGGAGCAATCAGCAATGATATTTATCAACAACAAGTATACCAAATGGTATTACTCAATAATCACTAATGCAAAAAGCAGAACAATTAGTGGTTACACAGAAACACATCATATTATCCCTCGGTCAATGGGCGGGACAAACGACTTAGATAATTTAGTAAAATTAACAGCTAAGGAGCATTTTATTTGCCATCTCATTTTGACTAAGATGACAACAGGTAAAGACTACTATCGAATGAGCTTTGCACTTAACATGTTATCTAATGTTAAGAATATAGGAAAGGGTAGGTATACTCCCAATTCAAGGACGTATGACTATGCTAAACGGTTGCACATAGCTGCATTAGCTAATTATTGGACAGTTGAAAAACGAAAAGAACACAGCGCCAAAATATCCGCTGCTGTCAAAGCTAACCCCCAATCAGAAGAAACTAAAGCCAAAATATCCGCTGCTGCCAAAGGTAAAGAGTGGACTGAAAAAGCGATAGCTAATAGATTGAACAATTGTTTAAAAAGCGCCGCAGCTAGAAAAGGTAAACCTCAGCCCGAGAAGAAGATACAATCTACACTTAATACATATTTACGTAAAAATGTAGCTGTTGCTATGCAGGTTTTTATATTGCATGATGCTGGCTTTAATAATTTACAAATTTCTAAAGAAGTTGATATATCATGGGACAGGGTCAAGTATGCATTGATTCATCGCAATGATTTTGAA